GAACGAAACCTTTGATTGATTCAAAACCGCCAAGCACTGATCTAACTACAAGAACTGATCCAGCAGTAACGAGTAGGCCACGGAGTATGGGATGGTCTGAGAAAAACTTAGAAGTCGTAGCATCAAGTTTACTAAGAAAACCACGAATTTTGCCTTTAGCGACGGCATCATTCATAGCAGTGTGATAACCATGTGTAACAATCATTCTTTCAATAAAATCTTTACGTTCATGTTCATCCATTTGGGTGAGATCAGCCATTGTTTCAGCTATAGCGATAATTTCCTGTTCAACTTGGAAACGGTCACCCGAACGAATAGCATTTTGTAAAGCAATATTATTGGCTTCAATTTTCTTACGGAGAGCTTGTCGTTCAGAAATTGCAATTTGAATGGGAGTAAGTGTAGGACCGGAGCGTGGACGAACCGTTCTTTCAACTTCTTCAGCTTCCATCTGTGCGAAACCGAGAGGGGAGTTAAATAGGCCAGCAGGATAACTAGCGTAATTAATAAGTTCTACTCCCACAGTTTCTACACTGTCAGGCTTACGATACTCTTTCTTCTTCCAAAGTCGATCAGCAATAGTATCATATTGTTGGAAAATAGGAGCTACATAATTAGGAACAGTTGCATTTTTAACTCCATGGGCTTCCAGAATAGACTTCCATGCAGAACCAGAGGCATTCTTATATTTTGCGATAGCTTCATGCAAATAGGGCAAGAATTGGTCCCAAGTTAGGTCAGCTTGATAAACAGCTTCGGTTAACGGATTAACTAATGAAATTAGCCAAACATCCTTGGAAATCTTTCCACCAGTTTTAGCTTGATCAATGAAGGGTTTACCAGTGCTATCAATTGAATAGAATTGTTTAGCAACTTTAACAACGATGAAGAGACCTTTACGTCGACGATATGCATCAATCGAAGTCATCTTTGTATGTTTATCTTCGTTGTTTTTATTACTATTTTGACCTTCAGTTTTAGCTTCAGGCATTGCATTCGTACTAGAACATATAAGAGAAGAGGTCATAGGGACACGACCTTTCAATTCATTAATATTCTGATCAGTAACCATGACAGCATCATTCACAAGGTTGATTATTTCCATACGTTCCATATCACGTTTTTCAGGATCAAGAGATTGCATAAATTCGTCTAGAATGATTATAGGTTGTTGAACATAGTTAGACCAGAAATTAGCATTTTCTTGCTTAGGCTTCGTATAGCGCATATCAGAAGTGAAAGGAATCTTCATTTGAATCAAGAATTCTTCACAGATAAAATCAATAAAAGCAGTTTTACCACAATTAGGCGCTCCAGCAACTTCGATATACAATGGGGCTTTACGTTCCTGTATGCGACTACGTGTATCTAAAGCAAGTTGCTTTATGTTATTAACACCAGTCAAAAAGGTGCGGAAGGCAGTAAGGTCTTTAGCATCAAGTTTAGCGATTTCCGCACGACGTAAGAGGCAATTACCAACATCAACTAGTTTGAGGGCATCTTCGGCAACATCTTTATGCATCGTTACTAGAGTGAAAGTGTCACGGGCCAGGAATATGTGTACTTGTTCTTCCCAGTCATGCATTTCTTTCTTGAGTTTTTGGGTATCATTAAGAACTATATCAACACCAAACAATTCTTTTCCAGCAAAGCTTACAAATTCGCCGAGACATTCAATAATGAACATAATGAATTTTTTAAGATCATTGATGCCATGTGAAAGAACAGATACAGCTTTAAGTTGTCCCATTTGGTTTGGGGAAAACTTTTCTAGACCAGCTGTATAACGAATAGTGTGATAAATACTTTGAAACACATTTTGGGTATCCTTCGCAATATCATCATCACCTTGGGAGGTCATTTCGCCTTCAGGGGCATCACGGAATCCTAAACGAACAAGGAGACGTAGGATCCAGTTTGTAATAGTAGAAATAATAGGGAGATCTTTCATTCCTAAAATTTTAGAGAAGGCATGGTGGTGGGTAGCCATCATAGTGATCAAAAGGGAAGTATCAAGGGCATCCTTACTACGAACAATAAGGACGAGCCATGACACATGGAAAACAATATCTTCCCAATTGGCTGCAGAGGGCATACCAAAAGAGAAGGTATGTGTAACATTAATGTTTTCCTTTAAAAGATCAGACATATTCTGCGTTGTAGCTTGGGCAGAATTAGTTATTCTAGTAGTAGCAGTAGCTAATGTAGCATTAAGGGAATCCACAGTAGTACGGAGGTCGCTACTAATATTCTTC